CCCCAGCCATAGCAGGCATTACAGTTCTTTCTAAGCCTACTAATGGATTAGTTCCATTCCTCATAGAAGATTTAAACCTTTCCTTAGCTCCTTTAATGGGATGCCAATAGTCTCTATTCCTTTCAGCAGCTGTTCTTGTATCAGTAGAAGGTTCTCCTCCCAAATCAATAAGTTGGTCTTGTCTAGGTTTAGCCTTAATAATTTCTGGAATAATAGGTTTAGATACTCTAGTATTATCCTGCTTAGCTATTATATTACCTTCCTGTAACTTCTTTATCCTCATATCTAATAATATTATTATGTAGTTTCTTGTGGCAGTTTGAACAAACTACTATACATTTATTCATCTCCTTTATAAAAAGAGGAGTGGGAAGGTTCTTAACTGCTCTGGATATTGTATAGAGTTTATTCCTTATATGATGTAACTCTAAGCAGCAGTAAGTAGTCTCCCCACATATACAACATTCTTTCTTCCTCTCCCTTAATAAACTTTTGTTAATTTTAGCTGTTTCAGCATTCTCTGTCATAATTAATCATTAATGATGCCACTTAGCTGCATTTCTAGCGAAATTAGCTCTCTTCTTCTGTAATGGAGTAGCATTAGGATTATTAAGTACAGAACGAGCATGTTCTTGTACTGATTGTCCAGCTTTCTTGGCAGATGCTGTGAACTTACCTCTATTCTCTTTCTTAATATGAATACCACTTCCATTTTTACATCTAGGTATTAGCTTACTCCCTTGTCTGAACATAGGAATACTATCTAAATCTACATTACTACACATCTCCTTTAAAGAGACGTACATTGCATTCAATTCTCTCTGATTTAGTTCCATAATTAAATAAGTTTATGTTTCATTTTTTTATTTACAAAATTAAAGCTAAATTTGCACATTATCAAATGAAAGGTAGTAAATTATAAATAATGGATTGATGAAAATGAATTAGAGTTTATTTTTAGGCGGACTAACATTCAACATTTAAAGGAAATAGATTAATGTCGTTAAGTAGACTAGAAGCAATTTATGGCTGGATTAATAACTTAGGTCCAAACGTTAAGACTATCATTATTATAGTTTTATCAGTGATAGTAGTGGAAACTAGTTTTAGAGGTCATACGAAACTTATCTTACAAGATTATACTGAACAAGTCCAGCAGGAAAAGTACCTCGCTGAGGAATATACAAAGATAATCTCCCCTTCTATTAATGAATACATTGAAAGAATATTGGTACAGGACAAGGATGCGTCTAATGTTATCCTATTGAATTATCACAATTCCTTGGTTAGTACTCATGGATTATCGTATAGATACCTTACAGCACTAACTGAGAAGAAGAGAGGTCTGGATACTAAGAGCTGTTTAAGAATATGGAAGGAGCTAGAATATACAAACTATGGAGATGAGATTGAAAAGATAAATGAGAATAAGTCCTTAAGAATGGATAGTATTCAACAATATAGCACAAGTCTGCCCAACTTAGTAGAGTTGTTACAACGTAGCAATGCTAAGTCAGCCGCCTTCTATAGGCTATCTGGTGTAGATGGACCTGTAGGAATGCTGGTAGTTATCTATCCTATGAAGAAGGAGTATTATCTGGGATATTATCAATCTATAATAGCCCCATCTCTTCAACCTCTTACAACATGGTTAGATTATAATTCAGTAAAGGATAAATTTAAAAGGCTATATGAAAGTGGACAAGCAGAACCAGAACGTTTGCTACAACGATGAGAAGCACATGTACTGGGATGAAAATGGAGTGTATGTATCAGTAACAACATTAATTGGCAAATTCTGTCAAGATTTTGATAAGGATTTCTGGTCAGGTTATAAGGCATTAGAGAAGATGTTATCAGCAGAAGAATTTAAAGCTGAGAAATCTCAACTATTAAACACTCATAAGATAGATGTAGAATACTTCTGCAATATGTATGGATTTACTCGTAACGATTACAATAAGGCTCAACAAGACATCTTAGATGAGTGGCAGAAGACTAATGCTGAATCCTGTGAAAGAGGTTCTAAAATTCATGCTGAGTTAGAAGGTAATTATACTTCTAAGAAACAATGTGAATTAAGAAAGTTCGGACTTGGAGGTAAGTTTGAAGTAAATACCAATGACTCTTTAATGGAGCACAATAAGGATTTACTTGATATTGAAAAGGGAGTATTCCCTGAGTATATGATATATAGGAAGTCAGATGATGGCAAGTTTAAACTTGCAGGACAGATTGACTTACTGATTAAGGATGGTAATGACATCTATATCATAGACTACAAGACTAATAAAAAGTTAGACGATAAATCTTTCTTTGATAAGAGAACTAAGAAATGTCAGATGATGAAGTACCCTATGAATAACATTATGGATTGTAACAAGATGCACTACGCACTACAGTTATCAACCTATGCTTGGATGCTTCAGAAATTGAATCCTAAGTTCGTAGTTAAGAAACTATTACTTATACATTACGACCATCAAGGAAATGTCACAGAACATGAGCTTGATTATCTAAAGGATGATGTGGAAAGAATGTGTAGGTTCTATAAGAAAGAAGCTATATTAGAAGCCAGAAAGAATAGCAGGAGACCTATAGAATTCTAATAATACCTATATGAGTATCTTTCAAACAATTAGGTTTGAGATATTAGCAACTTTATGAACTAAATAGAATAAATATGGGTCTTGGTGCTATTTTAAATGGACACACTAACGAGATGCTTGGGCTGAATCAGAATATATCTGCTGCCCGCATCCGTTTGTGTAAAGAATGTAAGCTCTATAAAAAGAGTGTGGTATTGGGTGAGATTTGTAACAGTAAGTTATGGATAAACCCAGACAATGAAGATGTAAGTACAGAGAAGAAAGGTGGATATATTAATGGATGTGGATGCAGGCTAAGAGCTAAAACAACTCTACCTAATGCAACGTGTCCTATAGGAAAATGGTAATTTAATTTTAATGAGTATGAATAGTTTAAGTACAGTAGAAGCAGTGTTAAAAACAAAGAATCAATTGGTTAGAGGAGATGCTAATGGTAAGAATAGTTTAATGGGTAATGGGGATGTATTTATAATGTCTCCTACTGTAGCTGAAATGGCTAAACAAGATGCTAAAGTAAAATTCAACGAGCAGGTTGAGGAAGCTAGGGCAGAGTGGAATGCTAAAATCGATGAGCAGGAAAGACACGCTAAGATGATGGATGAGAAGATGAAGGACTTACAGATTGTCCCTATCAACAGTTATATATTAGTACAACCTTATGCTAAGAACCCATTCCAGAAGATGAAGGTAACTGAGTCAGGGTTGATACTTCCAGAATATACAGGTACATTTAAGAATCCAGACTCTGGTGAAATGGACCAAGAAGAGAACTTATCAGTTCAAGCATTAGTAATAGAGGCTAGTCCTTTATGTAAATTTGTAAAGGAAGGTGACATTATTTACTATAGAAGAGCATGTGGAGTTCCTATTCCATTCTTCGGACAAGGATTTGAAGTTGTAGCTGAACCTCAAGTTCAAGTAGTAGTTAATTCTGGATTAAAAGATAGATATACAAAGGAATTTAAAAGTGATAATGCATAATGGAAGAGAAAGTATATTTTATGCCAGGTGAGGTAGTAACTCTTAAACAAGATATACCTAACAAACCTGTAATGATTGTGGTTAAGAAGGAGACTATGAATATTAGAACTCATGGTGTTCCCAACGTAACAGAAGATTATTTTAAAGGTATTAGATGTAGATGGTTCTCTACAGAAGGAGTTTTGCAGGAAGCTATCTACAATACTAAGGATTTAGTTAAAGTATGATAAGTATGTTTCAACAGGGTGGGCAGATGAACGAAGAACAACAAGCGTTCACTGCCTATCTTATTAAAGTCCTAAACCCTAAAGATGAAGCGGACTTTGAGAACAAAGTAGCACAGCTATCAGAGAACGATTTAAGAGAGTTTTATAAACAATACAAAGCAATGGAAGGTAATCAAATTTCAATGGCTAAATTAGGAGCCAAGTTAAGTTATGTTCAAACCCTTAGAGGTGAGTGCCCAGAAGGATACGAGGTTGAGAAGTATATGGCTGGAGGCTGTGTTAAATGCAAGAAGAAAGCTGAGGGTGCTAAAGTAGTAGATATATTTAAAGATAAGTGTGGAGGTAAGGCTAAGAAGAGAGTTAAAAAGAATATGGGAGGAACCGTAGATAACTCTTGGTCAGTAGCTAAAGACCAAAAAGGTGCTGTAGTTAATAAGGCTGACACTGTACACACAAGTAAGGGAGTATACAACGTTAGTAATAAGAAACTTCCTTATAAGAAGATGACTCCAGCTGACTATAAAAAACTTCCTCATAATGAGAAAGTAAAGGTTGATATGAAAGACCAGGCTAATGGGAAGAGTGCTAGTGGAGCAGGAGTTGTAAAAAATAAGGGAATTGGAAAGAATTACTTTGGAGGAACAGTCCAAAGACGTATAATTAAACAATAATTGTTATGACAATATTTCTATATGATAATGTAAATCATGAACTGCGATTAAACGAACCAGAGATTCTTCTTATTAAGGAGTTCGCTGAGTTATGGACTAATGATAGAAATATCAGTAAGGAAGACCCTAAGGGTATTAAAAAGCTAAGAGCATTCAAAGAGTTCACCTACATGTATCTAATGATTGACTGGCAATCACACTATTCACAATTTACTGAAGCAGAACGCAATGAGGCTGCTAAACAGGATAGTGGTATTACAGAAGAGGAGTTTAATGACCCTCTGTTTAGAGCTGCATGTAGGAAATATAGAGAGATACAAGAATCAGCAAGAGACATTAAATTAATTAGGGCAGCTCAGAATAAGGTAGACGAGTTGATTGATTATTTCAATGAGGGTTCTGATTTACAAGAAAGAGACCCCATTACTGGTAAACCAATCTTTAAAGCTAAGGACGTTATCGGTGAAATGTCATCTATATCTAAGGTATTGGATGAATTAGATGCCTTAGAAGCCCGTATTAAGAAGAAACAGAAAGCTGCTACAGGTCTTCGTGCTGGTGCTGTTGAGGGATATGTACCAAAACTAAAGTAACATGGCACGTGGAAGGAAACCTAAAAATAAAATCCAGGAGTCCCCTACTGTCCAAGCCTTAGTTGAAAAGGTTACTGAGGTAGGGGAGAATACTGGAACACTAGAGCAGAAGCTCACGGAAGTTGAGTGGGATGTCAGAATTGGAGACCCGATAGACTATTTTGATTCTAACCTATCATATGAACTCACTGGTTACAGACCTATTGATGGTACAAGAGGATTAGACTTTGACCCAGAATGGTTTATGGAAGCTAGGAAGACTAAGGCTACTACTGGTAAGTATTGTAATGAACCATTGATGGGTAAGGCTTATGGTGAGTTTTGGGACCAAGAATATGATAGATGTAGAAATGGTATGACTGTTAATGGCTATACTATTACTGGTGATAATTATTTCTTTATTAATTACTATCAGCTACCTAATCTATCTTCTGCAACTAAGGCTGGTGGTGGTCGTTCAGTAGACTTCCCTAATTTCTTTGTAAAACAATATGAGTACTTCCATTATATAGAATTGTGTAAGATGCTGAGAAAGAATGCCATTGGTTTAAAAGCCAGAGGTGTTGGATTCTCGGAAATAGCTGCTGCTATACTTGTTAATGGTTATACAACTAGACCTCACTTTAGAGGGGTAGTAGCTGCACAACAAGAAGGTTATGTTGATGATACTTTAAGTAAATGCTGGACTCAGTTATCATATTTAGATGATAATACTGAGGACGGTATGAGGTGGTTAAGGCAAGTACACAACACAGCTAAATGGAAGAGAGCTTCTAGTAAGAATGTAGATGGTGTAGAATCTGGATGGATGTCTGAGATTGAAGGAATTACAGCTGATAAACCTAATAAGATTAGAGGTGACCGTACTGATATTCTGATGTACGAAGAAAGTGGTTCTTGGCCCAATTGGAAGAAAGCATTCATTCAGGGTGATGCCTTGATTGATATTCAAGGACAGAGATTCGGTATTAAGCTGGCTTGGGGTACAGGTGGTGATAGTGGTCCCGCATTAGAAGGTGTTGCTGCTGCATTCCATGACCCTAGAGGTTATGATGTACTTCCATATAAGCATAACTATACTAAGGAAGGTACTTATGTAGAAACTGCATATTTCATTCCTGCATATACTATTGTTACTGCTCCTGGGTATGTAGACCACAGAGGATGGACAGACCCAGAAAAGGGTAAGGAGTTCTACATGGCTAAGAGAGCTACCAAGATTGCAGACCCTAAAGGTTTAATGTTATACTCTGCTGAGTATTGTTTCACACCTGATGAAGCATTAGCTTTGGAAGGTGATAACCAATTCAATACTGTATTACTAACAGAACAGTTAGCTGCTATTAAGTTACATAAGATTACTCCACAAGAGCTTAAACCTAAATGGGGACAGCTAGAATACACATTCCAAAACAATGTACATTCTGAAGAAGCTAAGAATGGAGTAAGGTTTATACCTAGTGATAAAGGTAAAGTTTGTATTATTGAACATCCTATTAAGAGTGAGAATGGCGCAGACTTTAGAAATCTATATGTAGCTGGTATTGACGGTATTGATATGGGTATGAATGATACATCTGATAGTACTAGAGACCCGTCAGACTTCTGTGTTGTAGTAAAGAAGAGATGCTTTGGATTACAAGAACCAATGTATGTTTGTATTTACAAGGACAGACCTAATAATCTTGAGGAAGCATATAGAACTACCCTAAAGATATTAGAATACTATAACTGCAAAGCTTGTTTGGAATCTACCCGTATTAGTATCTTAACATGGTTTAGAACCAAGCATAAGGAAGAGAGATTCTTAATGAGAAGACCAAGGGCTACTCAATCTGATATACAAGCTGGTAGAAGTAGACAATTTGGTGCTCCTGCAACTGAGGCAGTTATTCAACACCAGTTGGACCTTATTGATTGTTATATCAATAATTACTGCCACAATATGTGGTTTGAGCCAATGATTAACGAACTTATTACTTATTCATATGAGAATAAAAGAAAGTTCGATATTGTAGCAGCAATGGGTATGGCTGAATTAGGAGATGAGGAGTTAAGTGGTATTCCACCACAGGAAGCTGATAATGGGGGTAGGAAGTTGAAGCTATTTGGCTACTGGACTGATGAATATGGCATAAAACATAAAGGAGTTATTCCAGACAAACAGTCTATAGTACCTAAGTTTAACTTATTCCCTATACAATATTATGACGACACAGGACATCGAACAAGCAATCCGAGATTTAATTAAATCTTTATATTGCGTAGAATATCAAGGAGTCCTAAAGGTTTACGAAACCACTTATAAATTTCCAGGCGAAGAACCTGAGCACGTGGGATACAGAATGGACCTTGGACTTAATAAAGATGAGAAGCCATTGTCCATTGCATGTGATGGTACGGCTGAGGAGTTTATAAAGTTTATTGAGAAAGAATTAAAGGAGAGAAGTTTAGTGAGAACTAAATACTTCACTGCTATACAATTATATGATTACGAAGATGAGTGCAAAGCAAAGAAGTGATGATTATTTGATAGAGAAGATTGACAAAGCTGTAAATGAGTTAGTCTTCAACAAATGGAAGTTACAGAAGGCATACAACTATTATAACGGTAAGAGAGACGCCGAACAATTTAGGTATCTTGAAGAAAACTTTGGAATAGGTAATCCTACTTCTATTGAGTTCACTCCTCTTATAAAGAAACACGTTGACGCCTTAATTGGAGAGTATTTAGACATTCCAATTCTTCCAAAGGTATCTTGTAAAGATAAAGAAACAATCTCAAAGATTACTAGACAGAAGGAGTTAGAAATAAGTCAGCAAGTCTATACATTCTTACAAAAGCATTTAAACAATCAAATACTAGCCTTTATAGGAGGAGGTAATGTTAGTGATGCTTCTGTTGAGGCAGATATAGAAAAGCTAATTGAAGATATTAATAATAACTTCATTAGTGATTACGAGAAAGCTGCCCAATATGTTATAGAGTATGTAATCCAATCAAGGAGTACTGACTTAGCTAATAAACTAAAAGCATTACTGTTAGATTTACTTGTTACTGGCTGTTCATTCTATAGGGTTAAACCTGCTGCAAGTGGTAAGAATATTACTATTGATGTACTTAATCCATTAAATACATTCGTTGATAGAAATCCAGAATCTCCTTATGTAAAGGATAGTTACAGAGTTGTAATTAGGAAGTGGATGACTAAGCAGCAAATTCTTGTTGAATATGGCAAAGACCTAAGTGATGAGAGTAGAGCTGAGTTAGAGGATATGTACGAACACTACTCCGATAGTTCCTATATGTATATTAGAGCTATGGAGAACCAAGTAGGATGTAGACCTATTATGGAAGGAGAAGGTGCTGGACTAGATGCTGGTAAAGGTATTGTTCCAGGATTTCCTGCTGATACTTATGAGTCATTTAACTATAAGCTATTACCTGTCTATGAAACGGAGTGGATTGACATAGACAAAGAGGGTGATGAGTATGTTCAAAACAGATATGAGGGAGTTAGAATAGGGCAGTCTATATATGTTCTTACTGGTAAATCAGAGAATGTAATTAGAACTAAGGATGCTCCTACTAAGTGTGGGTTGTCTGTTAATGGTGTATATCTAGTTAATAGAGACAATGTTCCACAATCTTTAGTACTACAATGTGCTCACCTACAGGATAAGTATGACTTAATTACTTACTTTAGAGATAATATCTTAGCTAACAGTGGTACTGATGGTGACTGGCTAGACTTATCTATGCTTCCAACAATATTAGGTGATGACCTTACTGAGAGGATTCAGAAGTGGATTGCATTTAAAAAGACTGGAGTAGCTTTAGTAGATACCAGTCAGGAAGGTAGGGCATTTAACAACAATACTTCTTTTGCTGGATTTACTGATACTATTAAAGTGCAGACTATTCAAGCCTTTGACTTAGCACTACAAAGAGTGGAAGACCAAACATCATCTATCACTGGTGTATTTAGAGAAAGACTTAATGGTATTCAGCAAAAGGATGCAGTTAGTAATGTAGAAGCTGGAGCAAGAAACTCCTATACAATTACTAAACCATTCTATCAGACTATGGATACATTATCAATAGACATTCTTAGAGATTGTCTTGATATAGCTAAGATAGTGTGGAAGAAAGGATTAACTGGAACTCTAATCTTAGGAGATAAACTACAGAAAGTATTTACTGCATTACCAGAGCATTTTACTCATACTGATTACGATATACATATCGTGCCAAGTACCCAGATTATGAAGGAAATGCAAAACGTTCAACAAATCATTATTGAGCTTATAAAGAGCGGTCAGTTAGACCCAGATATGATTGTTGATGCTCTAACAGCTAGAAGTCTTACTGAACTTAAAGCTAAGGTTACTAAAGCCTTTGCTAAGAAGAAAAAGGAGATGAATGAGATGGGTCAGATGCAGCAACAGCTTGAACAGCTACAGCAACAGAACCAACAACTACAACAGCAATTACAACAGGCTCAAGGTAAGATTGAAAGTCTTAATGAAGCTAAATTGGAAATTGAAAGACAAAAGGTTCAGAACGAAGCTGATATTAACTGGTATAATGCTAGGACTCAAAGAGACAAGTCTCAAAGTGATGCTGATAACGATACCAAGAGAACAGACATTGAATATGCTCAATTATTCGATGGTAATCAAATGAATAACGAAGTTAAAAACGCATAAGAATGATTAATCTCAATCAGAATGAAAGACCAACCTCCCTGCAAGTAAGTAGATTATCTCTACTACCTGCAGGTGACTTTGAGTTACCTTATGGAAGTAATGCAGTTCTTGTTAAGAACATTACGGAAGATAATGTAACTGTAGAGGTACTATTAAAAGATTCAGAAGGTCAGTATGTATCTACTGTGTTCTATCCTGGATGGAATCCAGAGTTAGTTATAGGTATTAAAGCTGTACCTGAAAGTACATTACAAGTAGGTAACTAACATGGGAATTTATATTGGCATTGGTAACCATATTGGGAGAGCCAATCTAAAGGTTATCTCAGTTGTAGTTAGAGTTATAGATAAAGGTACTGGATTACCCTTAGTAGGTGCTATAGTTGTCTTTAAGGGTAAAGAGTACGTAACTGATGCCAATGGACAAGTAATATTAAAAGGATTTGAGAACAGCAGCTATCCACTAATAGTCAAAAGACAAGGACATGAGTCTGTTGTTATAGACAGGTGGAAGTTAGAGAATGGAGACATTTATCTTACTGATGTTACTAGAAATATTCTTGCCGAAATTGGCGTTAATATACTTACAGAAGATGGTGGTCTAATCTTTAGAGATTTGGCAAACATTATATTAGAAGATGGTAAATTTATGGTTACAGAAAATGGTGATTTAATTTTATTTGAATAATGGCAGCAACTGACATTAAAATCTCTCAAATGACCCCTGCTACAACACTAGCTGGTGATGAGTTAATTCCTATTGTTCAGAATGGGGCTAATAAGTCAACTACTGTTAATAAAGTAATTGAAGGTTTAGCTACAGAACAATGGGTAACTGATGCAATAGCTGATGCAGGAGGTAAGGTTCTTGTTGTTACAGAACTACCAGCTAAGGGTAATCCCAATACCATTTACATGGTTCCTAATGAAAGCTCTAGAGCTAATGATGTATACGATGAGTATATATGGATGGTTACTACTGAGAAAACTGGTTGGGAGTTCTTAGGTAATAAACACGTAGAAGTAGACCTTACAGGTTACTACAACAAGACACAGGTAGATAAAGCTATTGAGGATTCTGAGGCAAGAAGCACGGCTGCTATTGCTCTAAAAGTTGATAAGGTAGACGGTAAGCAGTTATCTACTAACGACTACACAACAGCTGAGAAGCAAGAAGTAGCAAAGATAGCTAACAAGGTGGATAAGGTTGAAGGTAAACAATTATCTACAGAAGATTATACAACAGCTGAGAAAACTAAGCTGAGTGGGATAGCTGACAATGCTAACAACTATACACACCCTACCACAGCTGGTAATAAACACATTCCAGCAGGAGGTACACCAGGACAAATTCTGGTA